ATGGCACCGAACATGCTACTAAGTTTTTCTTTTAAATTGCCCGTTTCGGTTAAAATACCACTAATCATAGAGGCCCACTTAGTTTGTAAACCATCTGCCAAAGTGTCCCAGGCGGATTTGACCCCTTTTGTAACTTTCTTAGATTTTTCTAAAAATTCCCTTTCTTTTATTGTTAAATCTTCAAAGCTTCCCTGTACGTTATAAAGCACTCCAGATAAATCTCTAAAGGCTGGAATAGTTGTAGTTGGAATTGATGAATTTATCCAATCCAATACATCTGTCATATCACGGCCAGCCCTACCAAAGTCATTTTCTATAACTTCAGATGTTGTCTTGATTGCTGTGCCGAGATTTTTTGTAGCCTTATCTAAACCTTCAGTTGCCCCAGTTGCTTCCTCTATTATTTTCTTGGCTGCTCCAACTATACCGCTCATATCACCCGTGGCTTTTTCTAATTCTCCTGCCTGCACAGCCGCCTCTAATTCCGCTCCCCCGATTGCTAACAATGCCTCTTTCGCTTCTTCTCCCCATTTTCCAGCCAATATTTCCTTATATGTCTTAACGGTTTGTCCGTGTTCCTGCCAAGACTTGTCTATCTTTTTGATTATCTTTCCACTCTTTTCCCAATGGACACCCTGCTCTTTCATTTTGCCGCTTAGCTTGTGTAAGGAATCGGTGAATCTTCCTACTCTTTCTGTTAGCTTGTTCCACGCCTTCTGTTCTTTATCTGCTGCTTGGATGTGCCTTCCCGTAACCTGTTTGTAATATTTATCTCTTATGGCCATCAGCCCTTTGTAAGCTCCGTAAGCTAGCCCGATTGGCCCTACAATATAAGCAAAGGATGCACCTAGTTTTATATTTGCAATCCTTAAAAGAGCGGCTGTTTTTAATGCTTTGCCCATTATAATAAGTAGCGGGCCAAAGGCAGCAGCCAGTCCAGCGACCTTGACAATCGTTTCCTTTTGTCCGTCAGTTAGCTTTTTGAACCACGCAATAGCAGGCTTTATATGATTGTCAATTAGATTCTTTAATACAGGGACTAATATTTCGCCTATCTCAGCCCCGACATTTACCAGCATGTTTTTAACTACTATTAGCTGGTTAGAGAAGGCCTCCATTTGCTTCGCTGCAACCTTTTCTGTAATGCCCCCCATTTTCTTTAAATCTTCTGTCCACTGTAATATCTTCTCAGATGATCCCATCAGCGACAGGATAGAGTTTTTAACTCGAACATCGAATCCCAATTCAGCCATTGCAGCGGCCTTAGCTTCCGGAGTTAAATGCTTAAAGGCAGTCTCTAAATCGCCTATGATGTTACCAACATTCCGCATATTGCCTTCAGCATCCCAAAGCTGAACATTATATTTTTTCCACGCTTCTTTATTTTTGCTCGCCGCTTTATCAAGGGCATTCAGCATCATTGACAGTTTCATTCCGGCTTTTTGCCCCTTAATCCCCTTATCGGCAAAGGCAGCTAGGATAGCAACGCCCTCTTCTAACCCCTTATTAGCATTCACAAGAGCAGCGGCAGCCATATTTGTTAGCGACTTTGAGAACTGCTCAACGCTTGCATTTGCAAGAGTATTGGCCCCGACTAAAACATCTGAAACCTTGACAAGGTTTGCCTGATTTTTAGCGGCATCTTTCGATGACAGCCCCATAGCCGTCTGAGCATCGGTCAATAAATCCGTAGCAGTGGCCAGGTCAAATGCTCCGGCTTGTGCAAAAAGGGCGACTTTATCAAGGGCCGCGACAGATTGTTCGGCTGTCATGCCGGCAGAGGCTAAGTAATAATAAGCTCCGGCAAGCTCTGAGGCTGCAAATGTCGTTTTCTCAGATATAGTCTTAGCAACATCCGCCATCTGCTGCCGCATGGAGTCTGAAATAGGCCCCATAATAGCAAGCGATTCAGTCATCGCTTTATCAAAATCGGCAAAAGCTTTAACCGAAGCCACACCTATGGCAAGGATAGGCAAAGTCACCATCATTGTAAGTTTCTTGCCAATAGCGGTGAATTTTGTCCCGACCCTCACCATAGCCCGCTCTGCGTCGGACATTCCTTTATTAAAGCGGTCTAATTTTGTATCAAGAACTATGAAGAGTTCGCCTACTTTTCCCATTATTTTTTCCTCACTTTCGCATGCAAAGCTTTATAGTCTTCCTCATCAAAAATCTTAACCTTACCATCCTTGTCCGTCTTTAGAAGACCCCAGAATTTCTTTTTATGAAACTGCAATATCCCCTGCACTCTCTTCTCCTCCTCTTCTGGGCTCAATGGCTTTATATCCTTTTTCTTAACCTCATCTTTAAAATTAATTAATTCCTTTGCACCAACATCCCGCTTATAAGTCTTGCCTGCCGTATTGATAATCCAGGAGGCAAGAAAAGCCGCACGTCTCCACTCTTGTTTATCCTTCTCTCTTTCTCTATCAAAATGCGCCTCCACTATCTCAGCAAGCTCGACCGGCTTTAGTTTCCAAAACACGCAAGGCAGAAGCCCAATCTTCAGGGCTAGGTTGTAGTTTTCTTCGATGTAGTCTTTTTTGCTCCAGTCCTCTTCTTCACTGTCTTCTGCCGTATCGCGTTTTTTCCCGGTCTCTTAAAAAACGTGCTCTGCATGATTGCGCTCATCAAGCTCGCCCCCAATTCTTCCGGCTGCTCTAAGAAACAACCATCCAATATCTTCCCAACTTCTTTTAGTGTAATATCAGGTGTTTCGTCAAGTAGTCCTGCCCAGATGAAACCTCGCAGCTCATAAAATGGCAGCGTTATTCCTGCTTTTCCACTTTTACTTGCCTCGGCGATATTAACGAATTTCTGTAAATCAAGAAATGATATTCCGCACTCTCTCTGAAGCTCTGCAAAGGCGTTGAAATCAAAACAAAGTCGCCTTTTTTTGTCTAGCTGAATAGGTATAGATTTAACAATTGGCATAATCCTTGCCTCCTTTTTCTTCTTTAGCTTGCAGAAATATCTAATGCATCGGTTCCTTCAAGCGTGAAACTGAATACAGCAGCACCAGCGTCTGGAGAAGGAAAATCAAGAGACGTCAGAATAGCCTGACCTTCTGCTGTTATAGCGCCATCGGCAAAAGTAAAAATAACCGTGAGAGTAAGTGAGCCGAGATTCGTATCACGATTTTGCCAATGCTCAACAAGTACCTTTTTACCTATGTTTCCAGTAAAATAATTTCCAGTTCCAGATATAGACCAATCCCTAGTCGAAGAGACCAACTGTCGCCAATATGCACCATCCCTATTGGTTAAGTCAACCGTAGCCTGTCCAAAGTGGGGAGCAAAGTCTGTGCTTTCTGCAATTGCTGCACCCTCTACGGTGAGAGTTGCTAAATGACCTACCATTCCTTGTGTAGCACTCATTTTAAACCTCCTAAAAAAAATATTTATTTCTAAACAGGACTCATATCCTGCCGAAATCTTAAAAAATTATTTACTTTCTCTAAAACAATATCTGGTTTTTTATAAATTTCATGTTCCCAGATAACTAAACAATCAATTCCTATTTCTCTATATAAGTCTATTAATTCTTTGGGGTCATCATCTCGATGCCAATAATCACCATGAATTTCTATAACTTTACTTTGGTCTTTAATTTTAAAGTCGGGATTTTTATGCTTGCCATTCGGTAAGGTTCTCCACCATTGACCATTCCCTACATAATAAATGATATCAGGCGTCATTTGATTAAACATTTCTTCCAGCTTTGTGGGTCGTCCATTCCTACTGTATAACATTGTTTTTACATATTCTGGATTCGCCCATAATTTCTTAATACCTTTTGATATATTATCTTTCCATTCTTGAGAAAAAGGCGGCCTCTTTTTTCCCCTTAAGTGTTTTATGCGTTTTTCTATTGTTTCTTTTGATTGTTTCCGCCCCCTACTTTTATCTCCTATTATTTTTTTTATTTCTTCGGTATGTTTTATTCCCCATCTTTGATGAGCCTCCCCTTTTTTCCCATACATATGATTTTTTTCTTTTATATATTTTCCTTTTAAGGCTTTGCTTATTTTTTCCTTAGTTTTATCTGGAAGTTTTCTGCCCAATAAGGGACTTTTCTCTTTTTTGTATCTTTCAATTTGCGCTTCCTTTCGACTTCTTGCTTTTATATTATGTCTTTTTAGCCATTTGCAAATTTTTGACTGATCATAAACTCCACAGATTTTTGCAATTTCTATTGTAGATAATTTTTCTTCTATATATTTTTGGTGTAACCAATTTTTATTATGATGTAGTCTCATTTTTCAACTCGTTGGTGACATATCCTGCCGAAATCTTAAAAGTCCATGTCTCAAAAATAACTCCGGATTCTCCGGATCAAGCATAATCTCTGCATAATCCAGATAAAAATGTATAGCATAATAATTTTCTATATCCAATGCAGATGCAGTTAAGCTCTGTATAATAGTATTCTGCATGTCAGAGCAGGCTTTATCACCCAATCCGGAGGTCTGATCCACCCAGCTGTCTATTTGAAAAGCATTGTCCTCTCCGGCCGTATCTCTAGTCGTAAACTCTGCGGATCGTACTCCCATCAGCTTGCCAATTACATGATAAGGATATGCTGTATTCGCTGGCACATGGTTATAAAATAAAAGAGTTTTGCCATTGCAT